CCTGCTGTAATATTTACATTTAATACATTACTTTCAGTTGCTCCAGCAGTAGTTCCAAAGTTAATAGTTCTTGTTCCTGTAGAACCTGAATAAGTGCAGTTAACTGTGGATGTTCCTGTATAAGTAAACCCAGTTGCATTTGGAATACTTAAAATAGTTGCACCGCTACCAGTTATATTAATAGCACTTGAACCAAAAGAAATAGACCGAGTATTTGCTACATTTGACGTTAAAGTATTACAAGTTGCCGTAAATCCATTTAATGCTACTGTTCCATTAACAATATTTAAAGTATTTGTAGTTGTTAATGCACTACCAAGAGTTAAAGTAGAGCCAGCATTATTAATTGCCACAATTGATGTTAAAGTTACTGCATTAGTGGTTAATGTTCCACTTCCAATAAATGTTAAATTTCCTGTGTGTGTCCAATTTACTCCGCTTGAAATAGTTACATTTCCAGTAGAATTTACTTGCGTTGTTCCAGCAAATGTTAATGTTCCTGCAGATGGGTTTGCAAATTGCAATCCACCTTGTGTTGTTGATACAGTTCTTGTGCAAGTATAAGAAGCACCAAGACCAATAATGTTTGAATTTGCATCAAATATAGCAACATCATTCGAATTTGGCACAGCCGCACCACCAGCACCACCTGATGTTAAAGACCAGTTAGTAGTAGTGGCATCCCAGTTACCAGTACCACCTACCCAATACTTATTAGCCATTGATTATTGACAACCAATTAGTAAAGCGTTGGGTTTGAATAGCAAGAATTTGGTCAGAAGTTAAACCATCAATATAATTAGCGTTTCCGACAATAGCATCATTTAGGCGGTTTGCACCGTCAGTTGCATAAAATGGTAAAGACACCATTCCATCATCATTAATCGTCTTTTCTAGGTTAATAATTTCCATACTATCCTTATGCTTGTTGTGCTACAGAAACAACATCCCAAAATGTTTCATCAGAGTTATAAACCGCACCAATATAGACAACTTTAGAAGCTACAGTCGTTGTAGGTAAAGTTACTCCAACAATCCTAAATCCACCACTTGTAGTAGTCCAACTAATTGTTTGTGCTGAACCATTGTCTTTAATACGAATGGTTAGTTTTTGTCCGTTTACTGGTGTTCCTGTAGGAGCAGAAACAGACAATGAAGCAGCTTGAGCCGTTAATACTGACTGGTCAAAACTATCGCTATTGATAGCAAGGGTAGCCGTACTGGTTTGACTTTGGACACGCAAGTTAATGCGTTTATTTGTTAAAGTCTGTGTGTCGGTTGTGCCTACTACTGTTCCGCTTGGTGCGGTTACTGCAGTCATAGCAGAAGTGCCATTTCCAACTACAAGACCAGTTAAAGTTGTTGCTCCTGTACCACCTCTGTTTACTGCAACAGCAGTACCATTCCAAGTTGCTGAAGTGATTGAGCCAGCATAATCTAAAGTATTGGTAGACCAGCTTACATTAGCTGGGGTTAAATCATGCCTGTCCCATGAGCCAGCCGCAATAGAATTGGACAACAAATTTACTCTGACAATACCACCACTAGGTATAGAAGCAACTAAAGTATTGGAGTTGTTATTAACTGTTATTGCACCACTACTTTGGTTATTATCAAACTCAAATATTGCTCCATTTACTAATGTAGTAGCATTAGGCAATTTTATGGTTTGACCGCCTGAACCAGTAATGGTGTATCTGCGTACAGAAGCAGAAGTTAAAGTTATTAGCGTTCCTGATGCGGCAGTATTTAAATATCCATCGTCTAAAGCATTGGCAGTAATATTGCTATTGTCATCAATAGTGACACTTGAGTTTTTAATTAGCTTGCCAGTTGTTGTGTCAAATCTAGCTACTGCATTGTCGGTAGCACTTGATGGCCCAACAACATCACCTGAACCATTAGTAGTCCAAGTAGCGTTAGTTCCATCCGTTGCTAAGACTTTTCCATTGTTTCCTGTTTGACTAGGAAGTAGATTATTTAAACCATCTGCGGCAGTAGAAGCACCTGTTCCACCATTGGCTACAGGAACTGTGCCAGTAAGAGTATGGTCAGCGTTCCAATCAGAAGGCCGTACTAAACTGGTATCTGCATCATCAGGGATTGTGCTAACTTTACTGTGTTTAACTGTTATAGCCATTATTGAACACCTATGATTTTGCCTGCTTCATCCCTGACTACTTGTTTAGGTTGACTTAACTTTTCAAGCATAGCCGATAATGTAGCAGTCATTTGTCCGTTACTTTGGGCAATGGCATCGGCTACGGGTTGCATTGGATGGGCTTGGGCTTGTAAGAAATCAGCATCATTTTGGTATTCAGCAAAGGCTTCTGAACCATCGTCTTGTTGGGCGCTAATTCTTGCGACTTCGACCTTAGCCCCGTTATTAACATAAGCCAATAGAAGTTGAGTATTGCGCTCGGTCATCATCTTCATTTGAGCTAACTTCATTTCCATCTCTCGGTCTTGGGCGTTTCTTTGTTCTTCCAATTGGAACTTCAGTTGATTTTCTTGTGCTTGGTACTCTTGTTTAGCCTTTTCAAATTCAATCTGAGCAGCCATCTTTTGTTGTTCAAGTTGCGACTGCATTTGCATCTTCTGTGCTTCTGCTTGAGCTTTTTGAGCGTCAGATTGCTGTGTGGCTTGCATCTTGGCTTGCTCAATCTGCATTTGCATCTGCATTTTCTGAACTTCAGGAGTCGGTGGTTTAGGCTTGCCTTCCATCGCTTTAGCCTGATTTCTAAAAGTATCGGCAGTTTCATCAATCAATCCTTCCATGCCCTTGCCTGCTTTAAATGCCGTTACGCCAAACTTAAGCATTTCCATCAATAATGGGGTTAGTTCAGGGGCTTGCATAGCAACAGGGAGTGCGGTGTTCATAAAACTACTGACTGCACCTAAAAACTCGATTCTGTCCTGTTTTTCTTGTTGTTCGTCTTGATAAATCATTGAATCGCTAGTGACTTCAATACGGAAGTTCTTAGCGGGTTCGTCTTTAAGTAACTGTAAGGCTTGGGGAATGAGTTGTTGGTCTTGCGGGCTAAGTTGCATTGCACCACTAATCTTTAGAATCGTGTCATCGGTATAGTGGTTACAAATAATCTGAGCCTTAATTCTTAGTAAGTCAGTAGCAAAGTCAACAACTGCGTGTTGCATCGTCTTTAAGCGACCTGAAGCGTTATTAGACTTAATAATCTGTGCGCCAAGGGTTTCATTAGGGTCAGTCTGTCCCCGTTGAATGTCAGCAATCCCCATGATTTCATAGATTTGGTTCTTAACTTGCTCCATCGCCTGATACGACATATTTAAAGCATTAGCAATTGGGGTAATGTCAACAAGGTTAATAGCCCCTTGCATACCCTGTTTCTCAGCAAATGCCGCCCAGTTCTTAACAGGGATTAAAGTATTGTTTTCACCTTCAGAGAATAGTCTTGCAAGGCTAGGCTCGGAAGCATCGTAAACGCCTCTGACCTTCAAAGCGTTAATAAAGCCATCAATGCGGTCTGCTAGTGTGTCTAATTGCTTGGCTTGGTCTTGATAAAGGGTAAAGTCAGGGATTGGCTCTAACTTGTCGGTGGTAATCGTAGCGTACAAAGGTTTGGGACATGGCCAAAAGTTCTCAAGTTGTAGTGGGTCATCTCGTTCATCAACAATTTTCCCTAAAGACTTACTAACCCAATAGACTTTTCCTGTTGTTTTATCCCAAATCTCATGGATACAGGCTTCAAACGCACCTTCGCCCATCTTTTCGTTGTACTGCTTAGATGTTTCAGGCTTAGTATCTAATGGAATTTCGTACCCTAATTCCTCACCAAAACGCTCAACTAGAGCATCCCTGCCCATATAGACTTTACGCCATACCGCAGTTACTTCTTCCCAAGTACGAGCAACAGTATGTCCAAAATCACGCCAATGCACATAATCCACAGGAGAACATTCATATTCAATACGCTCTTGGCTTTCAACCTCAGTAGCCTCTGCTGTTTCTGCCTCATCCGAGTCCTCTGTAACTTGGTAACCATCGTCAGGTTCTCCTTCTTCTTCTCCTACAATATGCGGTTCGTAACGCACCCAAGCCGTACCTCGACCCCCTAATAAGCGGTCTAGAACTGCTTGATTCATTGCCGATTTATAGTCACCATAGTGTTCAATCTCAAACTCCAAAGCCCGTTCTAGCATCATGGATGCGACTCTAGCAATAGGGTCGTTATCCCTAAATCTACGACTTACATCAGGTCTTGGTAATCGAGCGAATACAGCAGGCAAAATAGTCTGAACATTCGACCATAAGATATTAAACCGAGCATTTGGGTTATTACGGGTACGACTGTCATCTCGATACCGCTTTAAGATGCGTTCTGCCCTGTAATCCCATTCTTTAAACGCCTTATCATAGGCGGCTATGGTCTTATACCAATGTTCGTATGTCGTTTCTTTCATGTTTTATTCCTAGGTAAATGCGCCTACAACAAGAACAGTTGCCCCTGCGCCCGTTGTAATTTTCCATGCGCCACTAACGGATTTAGCGTTAATTTCAACAGAATAAATACCAATTGGGGTGTTAGCGGCTAATAAACTATAAGAAGTTGCACTATCTAATAAAGCAACCGTGCTTGTTGCTGTAGCGGTTACTGTAATAGTGACTCGGTGTAAATAGTCACCAGCAGCTCCAGTTGTGCCTAATACTTGGGCGGTTTGGGATGCTGCGACTGTTTCGTAAAAAAATCCATAATCGGCTGCGACTGCTGGCATATTAAATTCTCCTAGTGATTGTTTGGGGGGTTTGTTTCCATAATTCGTTTAAAGTAACTTCGTTTTCTCCGACAGTAAGTCCAGTAATGCGGTCATCTTTGATTGCAGGCTTTTCTTCTTCTTTCCAAGCCACAGCCAACATCCGAAAAGCATCAGCTCCATGTGAAGTCCAATCATGCCGAGGTTTATCTCGAAAGACTTTCTTATCTTCATCGTATTCACGCTGATATTGCCTTAAACATTCGATGCCTTCCTCGCATTTATGGTCAAACCACGCTCTCATTAGTGCAAGACGAGTTGCTTGTATTCCGTCTTGTAATGATAGATTAGGTACTATTTTAAGCGATTTTATGTCAATTTTTGTAGAAATTTGTTCAATAATTGATTTACCACCACTTGCTAGTGTTTTGGCCCGTGCATCGTGAGGTAAATGATGGTATCCATATTCATAATCTTTAGACTCAATTAGTCCTGTGTAATAGTGTATAGGTTGGCCGTTAGAACTATGGTATTCAAGGACTCTAATCTCGCCATGAATGACTTGATACCACCAAATAGCCGTATCGTCTGAGTATCCTAAATCCCATGCCGTATGTACTGGGAACATAGGGTCATATTCCACTTCAGTAATTCGGTTAGAGTCAGTAAGAACTCGCATCTCTTGTCCGTAATAAGCACCAAGAATAGCCGCTTCAAACGAGCATAAGAACTCTTGTTCGTATTGGTCAGGGGTCATAGAGCGTCTAGCGTCTGCTAACTCGTCAGAATCTAGCAAATCGCTTTCATCAGCCCTTAAAGTCTTGACATACCAATTAGGTGACCTATTAGCCTCTTGGTAGATGTCATAAAAAGCGTTATGTCCTTTAGGAGTTCCAATAAAAGTAGCCCATCCTTTGCGGTCAGCCAGTAAAGGTCGCACAATCTCGCCCCACAGTCTTGGTTTCATATCTGCGTATTCGTCTAAACAAACCCCATCTAAGTAAAGACCTCGCAAAGCATCGGGATTATCTGCACCAAATAAACGAATCCTAGCCCCATTGACTAATTCTATCCATAATTCAGATTGATTGGCTTTAGTTATGGCGGGTTGGGCATACCTTAGCAAGTAATCCCAAGCAATATTCTTAGCCTGTGCGTAATAAGGGGCTATGTAAGCGTATCTGCCATCAGGTTTATTTTCTAATACTGCCCTACGAATGGTGTCGCAAATAGTGGCTACTGTCTTACCAGCCCGTCTATGGCAAACCAAAATAGCCCAGCGTTCTTGGCGTTTATGAAAGTCTTTGAACACTTCCCTTGCTTTATAGGGGTATTCGTATAAATGCTTTACCTCTTTCAATCTAAAAACTTGTGTTCGTGGATATGTTTAACAGGGGCATCAGCATCGCCTGATACTTCAGTCCTTGCTAGTTTAGGCATTGTGTATTCTAAGGCTTTAAAATAAAGGTCTAATCGCTTGGCGGGGTCATCAACCTCATTTAGCCATTTATCGAGCTTTTCTGAGTTGTTAGAGGTAAAGGCAGCAATAGCTTGTTTAACCTCAATAGTGACCTTATTAGGCGTTCCTGATGGCCTTCCTGCGCCTTCCCGCTTACCGCCTTTGATAGATTTTGATTTTTTATCATCCATACTTATCCAAGTGATTGATTAAGTTAGATTAATTCTACACTATTTGCAAGAATACAACAAATTAAATTATTTATTAAAAGATGTTGACAATATGTAGTAATACGCTACAATGTATTTAATCGCTGATTTATTTAACAACTTGCCTAGCGATTCATAAATGGGGCTAAACAGTTAAGGAGTATTACAAATGAAAAACAC